TTAAATGAGTTTGGCCTGCAAGCCGCATACAGTTTCTTAGGCGTGGCCAACTCAGTATTGATTGCTCGTGCAGACATTGATTTAACAGCACTTGAGCCATCAGCAGACGCTCCAGGCGGCGATCCTCAAGACGGTACATTCTGGTTAGATACAAGTACAACACAATGGGGTATTTTTGAATGGAATGCCGCACCTGCCAGCACACGTAATGGACAAAGTTTTGTTTCTAAAACACCATTGATCGTGTTAGAAGCAAGTCAGTTGACTGCTACTGGTCCCAAGTCCAGCGTTGGACGTATTGGCGAATATGCTGTAGCAGTTGGTACAAACGCACTATCCGAAGGTGAGCAAGAAGATAATACTTCCAACGTTGACCAGTCCACAAGTCATGAAGTGGCAATGTATTACAAGAATCGAAGCGGAGTATGGGTCAAGATTGGTAGTCCAGACTGGATTGCTAGCCACCCAACAATCACAGCCAGTGCAGGTTCTACTGCGTCATTTAGTGCTGGCGCATATGATTTAAATTTATTCTTAGATGGCGATACAGTAGGTACACCAGTAACTGGTATGACCACAGCAACAAGTTTAGCACAAGTTGCTGCCGCTGTCACTGACACCAATGCAGGTGTCACAGCATCCTATGCCAATGGCGTTTTAGAATTTTTCTCAGCAGGCACAAGTTTGAAAGTAACTGGTACACTTATTGCTGGCCTTACTTTATCCATTGATCCTGCCAAAACTTACTATACTCCTAAACTACAGATTTCCAAGCATACTCAACTGCCATCTTATAAAATAAGAGACAGTGAGCCACGCCCAACAGGTTCTGTATGGATTAAGATCACAGAACCAAATGCAGGAGCACGTTGGAGAGTTAAGAAATACAACGGAAACACTGAACTATGGGCCAACGTTGAATCACCAATTTACGCAAATGCACATTCAGCACTTGCTGAACTAGACAAGACATTAAACAGTGCATTTGTTGAATATAACTTTAATCAACACAGTTCTCCACAAGCAGACTTCCGTGTGCTACGTCGTTTCCGTACTGGCGAAACAGTAATCCGCAGTAAAGAAATTGCATCTACTGGAATTACCGCTGGTACTTACACAATGCAGATTGCTGAAAGTCTAGTTGGTAGTGCTACATTAAACAACAAAGCCGTTGAAATAACAGTTCAAGGCAATGCAGTAGACAGTGAAAGAATTGCAGAAGCAATCAACCTTGCAGGATTTACAAATATCATTGCCAGTGTTGACAACTTAAATCGTGTAGTAATTACTCACAGCACTGGCGGCGAAATCCGTTTTGCAGATTTTGGTGATAGTACAGCATTTGTAGGAACACTATTACAGTTTGATAAAAACAGTAATGTCTACACAGTCCGTGAGCAAGAGGCAGACGGAGATGAATTACAGTTCGGCAGCGGTGGTGTATATCAATATGTTGCCAGCAACTGGATCCCAATGACTATCACTCCTGACACTGCTAATGTTGTGCGTCAAAGTTATTATATCAGCAACGATAATCCACAGACACTAGTTGCCGATGGCACTCTATGGTACAGCAGTGTAGTAGACGATGTAGATGTCATGGTACACAACGGAAATACATGGGTTGGTTATAAGAATTATGACCATGGCCGAGGTGCTGGCGTTACTAGCCCAGCAGGTCCAATTGTTTCTGCCAGTGAGCCAGTCGAGCAAAGCGATGGTACTGTGTTAGAAGAAGGTGATCTATGGATCGATACCAGCGACATCGCTAATTATCCATCAATCAAGCGTTATGATTATACAAACAAACGTTGGATATTGTTAGATAAGAGTGATCAAACAACAGAAAATGGTGTTCTATTTGCAGATGCACGTTGGAACGAAGACGGCTTAACAGCAGACCCAGCAAGTATCCAAGAACTGCTAGTCAGTAATTTCTTAGACTTTGACGCACCAGATCCTGCATTATACCCACGTGGTATGTTGCTGTGGAATCTACGTCGAAGCGGTTTCAACGTTAAGAAGTTTAAAAAGAACTATATTAACACGCTAGATGATAACATTCGCTACAAAGCAAGCGAAAGTGATCAAGGCGATGCGCCAACAAGCGGTGACAGTATGGAAAACTACTACCCACATCGTTGGGTTACGGAAAGTGCTAACCAAGCAGATGGCAGTGGTTCATTTGGACGTTTTGCACAGCGTAAAGTTGTACTACAAAGTCTACAAGCATTGGTAAACAGCAACCAAGAAATTCGTGACACAGAACGTAACGGATTTAACTTGTTGGCTTGCCCAGGATATCCAGAACTAATTGGCGAAATGATCAGTCTAAACTACGATCGTGGTTTAACATCTTTTGTAATCGGTGATACACCTGCACGTTTAACACCAGATGCTACAACAATTAACAACTGGGGTACAAATGCCGCACTGGCACTAGAAGACAATGAAAAAGGTCTTGTAAGCAGTGATGAATATCTAGGCGTTTTCTATCCATGGGGCTTTACCAGCGACAACGCTGGCCGAGACATAATTGTTCCACCAAGTCATATGATTATGCGTATGATTGCTCTAAGTGATCAAGTTTCATTCCCATGGTTTGCACCAGCAGGTACACGTCGTGGTGGTATTACTAACGCTTCATCTGTTGGTTACCTAACTGACGAAGGTGAATTCCAATCAGTGGCACTAAATGAAGGCCAACGCGATACATTGTACAATGTAAAAGTTAACCCAATTACATTCTTTGTAGGCGCAGGTCTTGTGAACTTTGGACAAAAGACTAGAGCAAGAAATGCAAGTGCGTTAGATCGCATCAACGTAGCACGTTTGGTAATTTATCTACGTAGCCAGTTGAACAAACTAGCAAAACCATACATCTTTGAACCCAACGACAAAATCACTCGTGATGAGATCAAGCAACAGGTCGAAAGCCTATTGTTAGAACTAGTTGGACAACGAGCACTGTATGACTTCTTAGTAGTCTGCGATGAAAGCAACAACACACCTAACAGAATTGATAGAAATGAACTATACGTAGACATTGCTATCGAACCTGTCAAGGCCGTTGAGTTCATTTACATTCCAGTACGCTTGAAGAACACTGGCGAAATCGCTGGACTATAAGTGAATAAATAAAAATAACGGAGAGCATACAATGGCTATTTCAACACTAAGCAAATTATCAGTACCGTTGGCTAGTGACCAATCTGCAAGCGCACAGGGCATGTTAATGCCCAAGTTGCAGTACAGATTCAGAGTTTCTTTTGAAAACTTTGGAGTTTCAACACCAACAACTGAACTAACTAAACAAGTTATCGACTGCACAAGACCAAACTTAACTTTTGAAGATATTGAACTTCCAATTTATAATTCAAAAGTACGTCTTGCAGGACGACACACATGGGAAAACATCAGTGTTAACCTACGTGATGATGCCAGCGGTCAAGTACAAAAACTAGTTGGCGAACAACTACAGAAACAATTCGATTTCTTCGAACAGGCCAGCGCAGCCAGCGGCAGCGATTACAAGTTTACAACTCGTATCGAGATTTTAGATGGCGGCAATGGTGCAAACACACCATCAATATTAGAAACATGGGAAGTGTATGGTTGCTACCTACAAGGTGCTAACTATAATACATTAAACTACGCTACCAGCGAACCTGTGACAGTTGCACTAACAATTCGTTATGATAACGCAATTCAAAGTCCAACAGGCACTGGTGTTGGTACAGCAGTGGGCCGAGCACTTGGCACTCTTGCTACTGGCGGCGGTTAATTTTACCCGGGAGACTAAAAAGGACACTTCGGTGTCCTTTTTTTATTATCTGCACAGTTTTTACACCGGATAAATATTAATATGTCAAAATTCTTTAAAAACTTTCTAAGTAATGTAGGTGGCGGCCTAACTAACCCCAAGGGAAATCTGGGCGACTTCAAGCATGCCAGTAAATTATTTGTAGATAGTAATTACCGATTAGCACCAAAAACAAAATTTCTTTATCACGTAGTATTCAACATCAACCCAGTGGTCAAGGGTCGTATGCCGTTTATTGGCAACAACGTAACAGCATTAAACATGCTGGTCAAAAGTGTTGACTTGCCTAAGTTTAAAATTCAAACAGATCTAGTCTATCAATACAATAGAAAAAAACAAGTTCATACTAAGATAGAATACGACCCAGTGAATTTAATCCTCTACGACGATAATTTAGGTATTTCAACAAACATGTGGGCATGTTACTACGGATATTATTTTGCAGATTCCAGTCACGGCGGTAGCGCAGGGTCTATGCCCAACGTTCCAGGGTCCTCTGGTGGCGCCACTCCATTTGCTGGCTTGGGAGGATTAAGAAATCTGTGGGACAATGTGCAAAAAGTTCCCGGAGCCATTCTTGACGGTG